ATCGTACCCTTTTTCTTTCTTTATATATTTCTGGACGAGAGAAATACAATCTGACTTACCCCACTCAAAATCTATTTCTAAGACTTCTTCTTTATTTTTCTGATAGTCAAATAATTTAAAAGTATTCGAATATATATCATACAACACAAAATTAATTTTATGTTTTAAGCTGTCCTCCTTATCTTTTATAGAAAAGTCAGGGTTTCCGTTGGAATGAGAATGATATATAGCTTGCACGTCACCTAATAACGAGGCTTTATAATAATCTACAGTGTCTACAGCGAAAGATCTTTTCTTATCGGTCGATGTATTTCTAGCTCTGCAAGCTTTAGTAATTCCGTCAGACTCAAAAATCAATCCGCAGCACTCATTAGGATTTTCCTCCAGAGCGTGTTTCTTTATATGATTTTTAATATATTTGTTAATCATCTTGCGGACTGTTCAAGTTTAGTAGCATTTGGAAATCCTCCAAATTGCAGTTGGCCTTTTACGAAATCTTCAGTTTTTTCACCAATAACTACGCCTCCTTGCAGCCCCCATCTTTTTCTGCATCCCTCTAAAGTTTTAGAGCACATGTCAGAAATCCAGTAGTCAGGATTCGGCGGGTTATATTTTGTCTCCATGGAATCAGAAGGCAC